AGCGTGGTTCTGGCCAGCCACCAAAAGGTTGCGGACGATATCGCCACCCATTCCGCCGCGACCAATCCGCATCCGACCTATACGGTCCCGCAGGCCACCGAAACGCTGATCGGCAAGGTTGAGCTGGCGAGCGTGCCCGAGGCCAAAACCGGCACCGATACGGCTCGCGCCGTGACGCCCGCCGGGCTGGGGGCGGCGCTGGCCGGGGAACGGAAAACCGCCTTGCTCGAACGCCTTCTGACCGCCATGCAGGGCAGTACGACCAACCCCGCCATGGACGCCCGGCCGGAGACCTACGCGGACTTGACGGGCATCTGGATCGACGAGATCGAAGTGTCCCCGAGCAACATGACATCCGATGTCTTGCCCGCGCCGTTTGTCGCCAGCGCCAGCAACCCTTACGGGCCGCAACCGGCGTTTTTGCTTTTCGATGGCGGATTGAATGGAACACAACCGAGAGTGCTGAATATTGGCGGCGCGCCGTCATGGTGGAAAATTGATCTGGGGTTGGGAAATGCGGCAGTCGTCACAAAATACCAAATCAATCTGCAACCTGCTGTCCGTAACCCGACCGCGTGGAATCTTGAAGGATCAAACGACGACATCAACTGGACTGTTCTGGATACCCAATCCGGTATCGCAAACGGGTCGGTAACGACGGCCACCTTCGTTAACGCCATCGCGTACCGCTATTACCGTCTGTATGCGACGGCGGGCGGGGACGGCACATATATCGGAGAAATCAACGAACTCGACCTGTTTGTCGTGGGAACCGGAGGATCGGTCGGTTTCGCTCATGATGCGGCGGGGGCCTTTTTGCACAACCGTGGCGGTTACGGCCCCGACCTGATCGATAGCACACAGACTTATACTGCTGATGACGTAACCAGTGGCGCGGCATCCAATGCCGCTGATGGAAATCTGGCGACCTCGTGGAGCACCGCTAACGCGCCAACGCATTGGTGGGCGGTGCAGTTCGCCGTCGCACAGACGATTACAAAGTGGAAAATCTACATTAACGGCCCGGCCACCTATGTCACCGAGATCAAATTTGAAGGATCGAACGACGGCCTGACCTGGACGCTGATTGACACATGGATAAACAATTTCACACCAACCGGATGGTTCGAGCGGGCCGTAACCAACAGCACCGGCTATATGCATTATCGACTGTTTCAAACCCTATCCGGATCGGGCAACGGCGGTCTCATGGACGTGCAGATGATGGAAGATGCGCCGGCCACGAACATGACCGTCATCTCAACCGCGCTGCCCGCCTTCGCGGAACCAACGCACGGGTATCTGCTCGGTCTTTGGGAACCGGTCGATCTGGTGACCTATGATCTCGATGTTACCGGCGAGCTGTCGAAAAACGACGGCGTCACCTGGGAGAATACCGCCGTCGCCAAAATCGGCGAGGCCACCGTCGATGTGGGCGGAGCCCCGACCGTCGTTGATGTCGTCTTCGGCGAGATCATTTTCGTCACGGCGGGCGCGCAAGTCATGCGCTCACAGCTCAAGGGCCTGAACGCCAAACATATCAAATTTCACGGAACAATCGTGGATGTGGAGTAGACCATGAACAGACGAGTCGCCATCCTGCTGACCCAACCCGATCCGGTCGCCGCCGCGTCATCGATGGCGCTCAAGATCGATGTCGCATCCGAGATGATCGACCGCGCCGCTGGCACGGCCCGGCTGCGCTGGTCGGCGGCTTATCCGTTTCAGGATGCGGAATATCGCCTCGCCGCCGATCAGGCCGTCGCCTATCAGGCGGACCCGTTGACCGGCACGTTCGGTGCCTTGCAGGCCGATGTTGACGCCGGGACCATTGATCCGCGCACGGGCCTTGCCGTCGCCGATCTCGCCAGCGCCGCCGATCTGGTCTTGTTCAAGCGCGGCCTTTACGAAACCGCGCTGGAGACGATCCGTACGCTCCGCCTCGGCGGTAAATCCACCGTCAAAACCAAAACCACCGAGGCCAATATCCGAGTGGCCATGCAAATAAACTGGCCCGCACCCTGATCAGAAAGGAAACCTAAAAATGCCCGCGCAATTTCTTCACGGTGTTGAAGTTCTCGAAATCAACGACGGCATCCGCCCGATCCGTACCGCAAAATCAAGCGTCATAGGCATCATTGGCACCGCCCCGCTGGCCGATGCATCGGTATTTCCGCTGAACACGCCCGTCGCGCTGATTGGCGAACCACGCAAAGCCGCCCTTCTTGGCGCGGATGGCACGCTCAAGGACGCCATGGATGACATCTATGACCAGAGCCTGAATGGCGTTGGCCCAGGACCCGTCGTCGTTGTCCGGGTTGATGCCGGTGTTGATGAAGCGGCGACCTTCTCCAATCTGATTGGTGACACCACGGCCATGACCGGGGTCCACGCCTTCCGCGCCGCTCAGGGGAAGGTCAAATTGACGCCAAAGATTTTGGCGGCTCCGGGATTTACCAGCCAGCGCCCAGTTGGCGTCAGCAGCATCGCCATAACGAACGGCGGCACCGGCTATACGACGGCGACGGTAGCGCTGACCGGCGGCGGAGGGTCAGGCGCCGCCGCGACGGCTGTTATTGCCGGGGGTGTTATCAGCGCCATTTCCATTACTAAAATGGGATACGGCTATACAGCCGCCCCGGTGGTCACCATCACGGGGGACGGTGACGGGTTCGCGGCGGCGACGGCCAGCACAGGCGCGGTCGCCAACCCGGTCGTCTCGGAACTGACCGGCATTGCCGAACGTCAGCGCGCCATGATTTTCGCCGATGGTCCCAACACGACCGACGCCGACGCCGTAACGTGGCGCGGCGACTGGGGGACTGCGCGCGTTTATCCCATCGATCCGCATTCGCTGGTCTGGGATACGACGGCCAATTCCGCTGTCGTGCGTCCGTCCGGTGCCCGCGCCGCCGGTTTGATGTCGGTCATCGATAACGCCAAGGGGTTCTGGAACAGCCCATCCAACCACATCATTAACGGCATCGTCGGCACGGCGAGACCGATTGATTTCCGTCTCAACGACGCCAACTCAGTGGCTAATTTTCTCAACGAAAACGAGGTTGCGACCATCGTTCAACAGGATGGTTATAGGCTGTGGGGCAACCGCACCGCGTCAAGCGATCCGCTGTGGGCGTTCCTGTCGGTTCGCCGTACCCACGACATGATTAACGAAAGTGTTGAACAGGCCTTTCTGTGGGCCATGGACAGGCCGTTTTCCAAAAACCTGATCGAAGATATCGCGCGGAGTGTAAACGCCTACCTCGCACGACTGACACAAGTCGGCGCGATCCTTGGCGGACGCATCTGGCTTGATCCTGAACTCAATACCCAATCAACGATGATGGCGGGCCAACTCTTTTACGATTTCGACAACGAAGCTGCCGCGCCCATGGAGCGGCTGAGTTTCCGGGTGCATCGCAACCCGGCCTACTACGAAGATTTGGTTCAGCGGCTGGATTTGGCGGCCTGATCCGCCGCCCGCGCCACTCAACTCTGACAACCTGTTAGGAGAAACCTCATGGCCGAAATGCCGAAAGTTCTGAAAAATTTCACCGCCTACATCGACGGTCGCCCCATGGCCGGGCGTGTCGATGAAATCGTGCCGCCAAAACTCACCATCGTCACGGAAGAACATCGCGGCGGGGGCATGGATACACCCATCGAAATCGACATGGGCACGGAAAAACTTGAAGCTGAAATGACGTTCTCAGAAGCCGTAACCGACGTGTTCAAGCTCTGGGGTATCGTCGCCGGTCAGGAAAAATTGATCGTGCTGCGTGGAGCCCGCGAGGCGGCGGACGGCACGGTGGAAAGTATCGTCGTCGAACTGCGTGGACGGTTCCGGGAACTGGACCCCGGATCATGGCAGACCGGCCAGAACAAAAACCAGTTCAAGGCAACATGCGCCGCCACCTATTACAAGCTGACCATTGCCGATGAAGACCTTATCGAAATTGATGCACTTGCCATGATCCGCAAGGTTGGCGGCGTTGATCAGCTTGAAGGGACGCGCCAGGCGCTCGGCAACTAATCGCCTCGCTAATCATTAGGAAATGGAAAACCGGCATGACAAACAAGACCCTTGATATCCCGCTAATCGCGGGACCAGTTATCGACAACAAGACCATCAAGAAAACGCAACTGCGCAAACCCGAAGCCGGTGAATTACGCGGCATGCAACTGACAGCGATCCTGCAGATGGATGTCAATACCATGTTTGAACTGCTTCCCCGGATCACGACCCCGCGTCTTGATCAGGTGGCGCTTGCCAAACTTGACACCGAAGACTTGACCAGCCTGTCGGCGGGCGTCTGCAGTTTTTTTACGGGATCGGATCAGGCGGGCCGGTAGGTGACGACGTGATGGACATGATGGCCGACATCGCAACGATCTTTCACCAGCCCGCCAACGTCCTGGCGACCATGGAGCTGGAAGAACTGATCGATTGGTGGCGTCGTGCCCGTGACGTCGCCGACGCCCGGTCCAAAGGATAACCGCCGATGGCCGATTTCACCGTAAGCATGATCCTCGACATGGTGGACCGGCTGACCAAGCCGCTCCGAAAAAGCAACCGCGAGATCGGCAATACGGCCAAGATCGCCGACAAGGCGCAAAAGAAGCTGGAACGCACAGGATTGGCCGGTCGTTCCTTTGACGCCCTGACAAGGCGTGTTGAACGGGCCAACCGGGTCCTGAACAATAACGCGCTTCGGCTCCGGGTCATCGGCAGGCTGCAGAAACAGCTGGACGCCAACGAACAGCGCCGGGGCAAACTGCGGGGCAAACTTGTTGGGGCGACGGCTGCTGCGGTGGCGACGTTGGCACCATCAATCGTCGCCGCCAAAACTGAAGAAGTTGAAATCCAGTTGCGAACGGTTTTGAACACCGACAACAAAGACAAGGCGATGGCGCAAGCTCGTTCTGCTTCCCGACAATTGGCTCAAGCCGGGATCGCTGGACTACAGGAATCCTTAGAAATCCAGTACGGCCTGAATTCTGCGGGTTTAACCGCCAAGCTTTCCGCTGTATCTGCCGAAACCGTCGCCAAGATTGCAACGATCACCAGAGGATCAACAGGCGCGGTAACAGGCGTGATGGCGACGGCTTATAACAATCTTGGAGATTCCCTGAAAGGCACCGCAGAAGAACAGTTTACGCGGATCGGCGAGATCATGGCGAAAACGCAACTCAAGTATAAGATCGATAATTTTGACCAACTCGGAGAGAGTTTGGTTCAGGCCGCTTCCGCTGCCTCCGCCGCAAAGATGCCGTTTGATCAGTTAATGGTTATGCTCGGTCAACTCAATACCGGGGGCATGGAAGGGGGGATGGGTGGCACAGGTTTCAGTGCGACATTGCGTCAAATGACCAAGGCGGCGGAAGAATTCGGTTTCAGTATGGTTCGTGGTCAGGATGGTCAACTCGACCTGATTGCCACCATGAAAGGACTGGAAAGCGCGTTAGCCGTCTATGACGATATTGACGAACGCAATGACGCCTTGCAACAGGCCTTCGGAGACGAAGGTAAAAAAGGGCTGATTATTCTACTCAAAAACCTCAAGACAACCCAGAGTGAACTAAAACAGATATCCGAAGAGTCGCGTGGCATGATTGATCCGGAATTCGCGCGGTTCAAAGAGGCGACAACCGGGGAATGGAAAAGATTTAAAAACACCGTTATCACGGTTGCGGATAGTTTTGGTCGCACGTTACTGCCCGCCATCAACGCCGTTCTGTCCAAGTCGAGTGACATGTTGGGCTATATTGCAAATCTTGCGGAAGCTTTTCCGAATATCACAGCGGCCATTACATGGACGGTTTCAGGGCTTGCTTTGTTACGCCTCGGGTTTATTGGAACCAAGTTGGCCGGATTATTGTTCAACGCCAGTATGCTGACCGGACACCTCGGGTTGCTCAAATTTGCAGGTATCATGCCCATCCTGTCTTCCGGTCTCACATTTATAGCTACCGGGATCAAGGCGGTAGGCCTGGCTATGGCAGCCAACCCCATTGGCGTCGCCGTGGCCGCATTGGGAATTGCCGCCGCACTGGTGATTGCAAACTGGGATGAAGTCAAAGGCTTCCTGCTAAAAATCTGGGAGCCGATCAAACCCGTATGGGAAAAATTCATAACTTGGTTTTCCAAGGCGTGGTCAATTATTTCGGCCCCGTTGGCGACGCTCGGGAACCTGTTGGGGTTCGGGGATGGTCCGAACCTGAAAACGGTAACTGCCGGTCAATCTGCAGCGAAGGCCATTATTTCCAGTCCAACCCCGGCGGCTCAGGCGCTGGCCAATAATCCGGCTTCCGGGAACCGCTCCATATCCGTAAAGCAGGATTTCAATATTCAAGCCGCGCCAGGTCAGGACGCCGAAGAAATCGCCGAAGCAGTTAGGCGGATGTTGGAACGTTCCGATCCGGGTGCGCTTTATGATGCGGTGGAGGGCTGATGAGCTGTCTATTTAACGAAACGCAAGGCCGGGACGTCCATGAAAGACCGGCTCTTCGTAAAGCCGCAAAATCGTGCCGCCTGTTCTTTCAGCATGAAAACACCCGGCTGACGTCCACCGCCCATCGAAAAATAGAGCGTGTGGTGAGCTGCATGCCATTCGTTTGGCAAAGATTTTGGGTCGCCGCTTACTGTAAGTCTCAACTCGACCAACCGGCCCCAGCCACGCGTTTTATCAAAGCCAGCATTCCGGGAGTAGAATTCGTTAAAATCGGCTTCGCTTTTCACAAAATCTGTCGCGTACTTGGTAATGGCGGGGCATTGGATCGACAAAATTTGAACCGCTCCGATGATGATCGTTTTATCGACTTCGTTGAAATCTTCCGTGAGAGTAACGTTAATTTCGTCCGACTGATCGCCAACATCGCCAACAAAACTAAACACAAGCGCAGCAATGCCAACGACTACTGTCCAAGCGGTAATAGTCTGAAATATCCGTACAACACGCGGAGGGCGGTCAATATTGGATACAGCGCCCAAAAAGACACCTCCAGCAAGAACTACTCCGAAAGCAATGGTTCCAAGATTTTCCACCGGCATACCCTCCAGGTGTTAGAAATAACAAGCTTCAACTATACCGCTAACAGCGGTGTATTGCCATGCTGATGGCCATCGGCGATATCGCCTTCAAGGCCGGGGCGGAATCCTATGAGGAATTGCGCCGAAGCGCCGCCTATCGCTGGCAGAGCGTCAACCGGGCCGGACGCCGCCCGGCGCGTCAGTACGGCGGCATCGGCGAAGAAATCATCGAACTGTCCGGGACCCTCTATCCACACTTTACCGGTGGTCTGAAGCGCATGGCCGATCTCCGCGATTTGGCCGCCACGGGCAAAGCCCAGATTCTGGTTGATGGCCTCGGCAATGTCATGGGCAAGTGGACGATTGACCGGGTCCAGGAAACCCAGACGGTTTTTCTCGAACACGGCCAGCCCCGCAAGATCGAATTCGAGCTGCAACTTTCGGCCTATGGCGACGATAACGGCGGTGCCTCATGAGCCATACCTACACAACCGCCGAAGGGGATATGGTCGATGAAATCTGTCATCGGATTTATGGCCGAAGCGAAGGCACAACCGAAGCCGTCTACGCCGCCAACCCCGGCCTTGCCGATCTTGGCCCCGTATTGCCCGTGGGCGTGGTGATCACGTTGCCTGACCTGAGCGTCGCCAAGACCGTTAAAAGTGTGAGGCTTTGGGATTGATGGCGCAATCGTCCGTTATTGGGAAAGAGGGTCAGGCCGATGGTTGAAAACCAGCTTCATTGTGCCCGACATCTCTCAAAGCTACAGGTTTCCTGCGAACATGAGCAAACGGCACGTCAAACAGGAAAAACCACGAATTCGCAGGATTCAGCCATTCCCGAAACCTGTGCCGAAACCTATTCCCGAATTCGTATGGACAATCAGGACAGTGAGAGGAACGGAAAATGATCAAACAACTTAGAAAAATTCCCGTTGCGTACTCGACGCCACAATGCTGCGTCATGGTCAATGACTCCTCTTACAGTCAATACGCCCTCGCACGTAGACATGAGCGCCTTGCACAGCACAACTTTGAACCGGGACGATGCACTAGGCCATCATCATATGAAATTGATGGCAAGTCTTATTGCACGGCGCACGCGGGCAAGGTCGCGCTAAAGAAGCTGATTGAAACCGAGATGACCACTTAGGAGCGAGTAGACGGAATGATTAAAAGGTACGGAGATTGATGAATGGCTTGGCTTTATGTGCCGGCGGTGGAGGCCTCGACCTCGCAATGCAAGTCGCCGTCCCCGGATATAGAACTGTGGGTTACGTTGAGCGGGAAGCCGGTGCAGCGGCCTCTCTCGTGGCGCGGATGGAAGACAAGACGTTGGATCAAGCGCCTATATGGGACGATCTCGGAACCTTCGACGGCAAACCGTGGTGCGGACTCGTGGATCTCATCACTTCGGGCGACCCGTGCCAACCAAACTCAACTGCCGGCAAACGCCAGGGCGAAGACGATGACAGGTGGCTCATTGATCAGGTCATCAGAATTATCAAGGAAGTGCGGCCTTCTGTTGTCTTCAGAGAAAACGTCACGGGGAACATTGACGGACAACTCGCGGCACTTATTCCACCATTGGAAAGACTGGGGTACCGCCTTGCGGCTGGAATATTCGCGGCGGCTGAAACCGGCGCCAGTCACCAACGAGAACGCCTTTTCATCATGGCCAACCGCTACGACCCAGGATGCCACACAGCGCAGTTACCAATACAGTCGAGGCGACAAGACCAAGCCAATACCGACGCTGGCAGGGAAGGCCCGGACTTGGCCTACGCCTCGAGCATCGGAGAACGAAAACAGGACAACCAAGCCAGCACCATCACACGGAAAAACCCACGGGCGATTATTGGCCGGGGAGGCAGTGAGTTGGCAGACGCCATCTGTGGCGGACACAACGGGCGGTCACATGAACCGAAGCGGGAAGCGGTCAAACGAACTGTTACTCAAGGGTCAAGCAATGACATTCCCGGTGTCGGCCTGGCCGACACCGGCGGCGCGGGATTACAAGGGCGCGAATTCAGAGGATCATCTGGACGCCGGGACAGGTCGGAAACACATGGATCAGTTACCGAATTTTGTAGCGCACAGCTCCCATTGTTTGCGCCCGGCCCCGGAGACTTCGACGCATGGCGGGAAATCCTCGCCATCGACCCGCTACTTGAACCCGCGCTTTGTCGAACTGTTGATGAACTGGCCTATCGGAATGACCGATTACGACTTTGCGGTAACGGGGTTTTCCCATTGGAAGGCGCGTATGCGTTCCGAACTCTCTCGGCTTTGCTTGGCATCGATCGAGGAACCGCAATTGTCGATGTTTAACTGAACCATTTGGGAGCGAAAGAGGCAGACATGGAAGAAGATATGCAAATTGTTTTGAGTGCAGCCGAGGAGGAGGCTCTGTCGATCCGACAGCACGCCTGTTACATGCCCGCCCGCAAAAAAGCGAATTACATTCATGAAGCCGAAACGATTGAAAGCGCTGTGGAACGCCTAAAAGTGAAAACCGATTAAGAGGGGGAGTGGGTCATGGAACTAAAAATGATTTCAACCAAGTTAAAAGTCGAAATGGACGCGACAGAGGTGGAACAGGCAATCGTCCACTTCATAGAACGACAAGGCGTTAATATCCCTAGCGATGCACGTGTGTGCCGGGAACCTGATGGCCGGGTGATAGTTGATTTTGATGCAGTGCATGGCGTTTGAGCGATTACTGATAACGAGGGTGCAGAAATTATGAACGAAGATTTTTGGTTTCACACTTCAATGGGGTTGTTGTCGATATTGGGTGTCGTGACGATCTCGCCACTCCTGCGCCGTCTCCGCATATGGAACAGAAGGCGGATGTTGAAAAATTTCAATGAAGAAAATGGAACAACAATAACTGAATTGGAAATGTTCGGCGAAGAACTGAAACCCCAATAGAGCGAGGACGGCACGATGAACGACAACATAAAACTTGGCTGGCAGGACATCCGCTACGCGCCCCTTGATGGCACCAAGGTTGATTTGCTGTTGAACGGCGTCGGGCGGGTGCCTGACTGCATATTTGATCGCTCCGAGGGGTTCGGAGAAATCGACAATACACCAATGTGGGTAACAGTGTTCGAACATGCGCCAGTTGTTTTTGATGAGTTCAATGAGATCACCCATTTCTCACATATTCCACCTTTACCGAATTCCCACTGAGCAGGGTGCAGAAATTATGAACGACCCAAGACCATATTGGAACGACCCAGCAACACGAGATATTGCGCTGAAATTGATTGCGGATGCTGGGGTTGAATTCGCAGAGGCCACCCTTCGGATCATGGGCGGCATCGAAGCAGGCAGAGAAGCTATTAAAGAATTGCGCCGCAAGGCTTCCTCCAATTGAGCGAGGACTAGGAAAATGGATGGCGATGATGATTTTGATTACCTCTGCGAAATGTGCCACAGCGCGTTCAATGAGCGAGATATCGAATTTGACGGCGAAAAGGTGCCGCTATGTCGGGATTGCGCGGAAGATTGCCGCAAAACATTAGATTCCCGCTGAGCAGAGGATAGAGACATGGAATGGCAGCCGATTGAGACAGCGCCGAAAAACGGTGACCACATCGTTATTGCAGTTTTTGAACCTGACGAAGATTACACAGATATTGGGCCAATTGGCGCAATGGTGCATTGGTCTTGGGCGGGTTGGTTTTGCAATGGCTTGCCGCTCGAAACGGGGGTTGGCGACGGCCTGATATGTGATCGCGACCATGACGCCTTTAGGCCAACTCACTGGATGCCATTAGCGGCGTTGCCATAGGTGCATGACGTTGCTTGTTGATTTTGGCGACTGACCACAAAGGGAGCGAAAGAGGCAGACATGGAAGAAGATATGCAAATTGTTTTGAGTGCAGCCGAGGAGGAGGCTCTGTCGATCCGACAGCACGCCTGTTACATGCCCGCCCGCAAAAAAGCGAATTACATTCATGAAGCCGAAACGATTGAAAGCGCTGTGGAACGCCTAAAAGTGAAAACCGATTAAGAGGATTTGAGAGATGAAGCCGGAAGAAATATTTGATGCGTTGATTCGTAAACTTCCAAAAGATCAACAGGAAGTACAACGAGAAATTATCGTAAATCTGTTGGCGCATTCATGCCTGGATTATGGACCTGAAATCGCATTGGGCCTGCGCCAGATGGCAACGCCTATCCCGCCATCTGCGGTGAGTGATTAAGACGTTTTGAGCGTGTTATGAAACCGATCTTCACCCTCGCCATTGACGGAACCGACAGGACGGCACTGTTTTCTGACCGGGTGGTTAGCCTGACCGTGACCGACGAAGACGGGATGAAATCCGACCGAGTTAGCATCGTGCTGGATGATCGGGACAATGCCCTGAGTTTGCCGCGCAAGGGTGCCGAGGTGCGGATTGGGCTGGGATATGAGGAAACCGGCATTGCGTATATGGGCGATTTCACCGTGGATCAGGTGGAACCCAGCGGGCCTCCCGACAGGATAAAGGTCACGGCGCGGGCGGCGAAATTTCGCCAATCCCTGAAAGCGCCAAAAACACGAAACTGGACCAACGTCACCTTGGGTGATCTGGTCAAGACGATAGCGGCGGAACACGGCTATGAGCCGAAAATCGCCGACGCCTTGGCGGGCGTCTCGATTGCCCAGATCGACCAGACAGAGGAATCCGACATCCACCTGCTGACCCGTTTATCCGGACAGCATGGCGCGGTTGCCAAACCCGCCGCCGGGCGATTGTTGTTCGTACCGCGTGGACAGGTCAAATCAGCGTCCGGGAAACTGCTGACGCCTGTCGCTCTGACCCGCGAAAATTTGACCACATGGCATGCGACGTTGCCGGATCGGGGGCGATATCTGTCCGTGACGGCGTACTGGCACAATCCGGCCACCGGCGCGCGCGTCACGGAAACTGCCGGTGCCGGACAGCCGGTATTCACCATCCGCCACGGCTTCCCGACCCCCGAAGATGCGCGGACGGCGGCGGCATCGAAATTTGATGCATTGAACCGCAAACGCGCCACGCTGTCCCTGACCCTGCCCGGCGACCCGGCCATCGCCGCCGAAGCGCCGCTCGTTGTCAGCGGCGTGCGCGAGGGTGTTAACGGCACCTGGATTGTAACCAGTTGCAAGCATGTTTTTAACGGCTCCACCTACACGACCTCACTGGAGGCCGAAGCAAAATGACCGTTCCTTTTGGCCGCAAGAAATGCGTCGTCGGTTCGTGCCAGAGAACCTGCAAGGATGATGGCCGGTTTTATTGCTGGATTTGCAGCCGATGCATGAAGTGTGTCGACAAAACGATCCTGAAGAGCTGGAAGACAGCACGCCGGGCTCACCGGAATTACGAACGCGCCATGCGCCGCAAAGACCGGCGCAAGCGCCCTTATCATGACCGCCGGGCGTCCATAAATTTCGCTCCCTATAGAGCACGAGTATCCGTCTGGATTGAAAGCAACAGGTGGTTTTTCGCCGCCGTTCAGGACGCCCGCATCAAACGCGCCATGGGGATCGGATGAACACAACTCCCGACATGTTCCCGGAACCCGAACGCATCTGGCCTTTCGCGCACCTGAAGGCATTGGGGCGGGCCGTAGAGATGCACGAGACGCCCGAATGGGCGGCGGAGTCCATCTTGGATGTCGAGTTGTTGACGCCGGTGGTTCTGGACCCCTGCTGTGGTCGGGGCGTGCTGTCTGAGGCCGCCATTAACAGGGGATACGAGGTCATCGCCACGGACCTTGTCAATTGGGGATATGGCCTGGCCTGTGCGAATGGTCATTTCGATTTTCTGAAGATGAGGCCGGATGGGTTTGAAGACGATTTCTCAGTCTTCATGAACCCGCCCTTCTCATTAGCCGTCGAGTTTGTCAAACATGCGCTTAACGTTATGGGTGCCCGCAAAGTCGTCTGTTTTCAACGGTTCGCATGGTGGGAAAGTACAGATCGCCGGGAGTTCTGGGGACAAATTCCGCCAACCCGCATGTACGTCTGTGAAACCCGCGCTTCTTGCTGGTCAATCCATATTCCCGACTGGAAACGCAAGGGGTCAACACCCACGGCGCACGCGTGGTTTGTCTGGGAGCGCGGACAACCGAACGGCCCAATTACGGGACGGTTGGAGCGGAAATGGGATTGATGATTTTCTTCACCGGGAAACCGGCGGGGGACGGGCTGCACGAACAGCCCGAACCGAGGGCTGGTACCCCTCACGACCACAATCGGCCTAACAATGGCCGTCCCGCCACCTGTAGCTACAGGCGGGGAGAGTTTGCTTATCGGAACCATCCATGTCCAATGATTTCCAGCCGGTTGACCCGGTTTTACCCGCCGCCCCGTACCTTGGCGGCAAACGCAATCTTGCCAAGCGCCTGATTGCCAGAATTGACGCCATCCCGCATACGACCTACGCCGAGCCATTTGTTGGCATGGGTGGTATTTTCTTTAAACGCACCTACAAGCCAAAGGTCGAAGTGATCAACGATTTCAACCGGGAGGTCACCAATTTTTTCCGAATTCTACAACGTCATTATCCGCAGTTCATGGATACCCTGAAATATCAGATTACCTCTCGTGCAGAGTTTGAGCGATTGGTGAAAACCGATCCCGCGACCCTGACTGAACTCGAGCGAGCAGGCCGGTTCCTTTATCTTCAGAAAACAGCCTTTGGCGGCAAGATTACCGGGCAGAATTTTGGCGTCTCGGCAGGCCGTCCGGGGAGCTTTGATCTCAATAAGATCGGCCCGATGCTTGACGCCGCGCACAGCCGGTTATCGGATGTCGTTATCGAGTGCCTGGACTTCGAATCCTTCATCAATCGATACGATAAACCGGCAACCCTATTATATCTCGATCCACCCTATTGGGGATGCGAATCCGATTACGGTAAGGAACTGTTCAAGAGGGCCGATTTCGAACGACTCGCCACGGTATTGGCCGACATCAAGGGACAGTTCATAATGAGCCTGAATGATACCCCAGAGATCAGGGAAATATTCCAGAACTTCGACATCGAAGCCATAGAAACCACCTACTCAATCGCCAAGGCGGGTGTTAAAAAAGCAGCAGAAGTAATCATTTCGCCCAAAAAGGCCGTCTAAAACC